GGATGTAGTATTGTGAACTTCAAAACCCATTCCAATGAGTCTCGTGACTCCTTTGGTAAAAACTGGATCTACAGCCAAAGTGGCTAATAAAACAGTTCCTCCTAACTGTAAAACGTTCAAAGGAGTTCCTGGTGGTGTCAGAAAAATCTGAAGACCTCCTAGAGCAGTATTTGGTCCAACAACCGCTGGTAAAGAAAGGTTTTGACCTAACCTATTTAAAGCTGTAAAGTTCCCAGTAGCTGTTGCAGTTTGCGATGGAGTTAACCAAGGCCACTGAACGACATGGCAATCCCAATTGCCCACAAAGAGAGCTGGTGGACTGACTGATACACTCTGTTTAACTATACGTACAACAGAGGCACCTGTCTGAACATCAGGCCAACCCTCTAAATTTTTGAGTTGGTGATCATGAAAAGGATCGAGTGAACAAATCATCCAATCTTTCCCACAAGCACTAATTTTACCTTCATTTGCAAAGCGTTGAAGGATTTTCTCACCTCGTGTAACTTGGTTGCCTCCGGCAGACCTCATTTGTTTTTAAAATTTTCATACTCATGCATTATCTAAAAACCACAAAGCAAGAATATGTTCATTTTTCCTTATATTAAGGAGACGTTATAGGAATGAAAAATGTAAAAACACTCCCTATCTCCAAGAAAGAAGCCTTACTCAAAAGACCTCTCCCAAGATCTTATTGGACTCAAGGCCCAAATAGATCCTTCGAAAGGAATCATCAACATTAATCTTTAATTCAACGTCATCGAGGATTTCATCGAACTGCCATTGATACTCTGAATTTTCTTCATACCACCACTGTAAAAAACCCATTGCTTGCTTAAAAACAGGCGGGTTTGGGTAGCAATTCAAAGTTAAATTGACAGCTCGACAAAAGCGTATAATTTTATCTTTATTTCCATATTTACGGATAAAAGTTGAACAAACTTTTCCCAAACGCGGATGTGGAACATACATTTCCACTTTCTCATCATAAGCAGCATATGATCCCAAAAAAGAATGTTGAGAGGATATTCTCTCTCCCTTCTTCTTTAATGTAATCAATTGTGCCGTTTTCTTAATTACGAGTCCAAATTCCGCATATACATCTCTTTCGAAATCTAAATAATGTTCAGGTGAATCAAAAAATTCATACAAGTTCATCCCCCCTAATTTATCATCTCCATAAAGTGCCATAGTAGCATTTTCAAAAATATAAGATAACTTTAAGGGTTTACCTTGTTCAGCCATTCTTTTAAAGAACAAATATATCATAACAATCATATGTAAAATAGAATTATCAGATGTTGTATTGTTCTTACCGGAATTATTTCCAGTAGGTCTTTGAACGAC